TAACCTCCAGTTAGGAAAAGAAACGAGAGGTAAGCCGTACTCAACTGGTTTCGGGCAAGGGTAATTAGTCCGTGTCCCTCTCGTTACTTATTTATATGAATATTATACCATTATTGTGCAAAAAATCCCAAAGCAACCTTTCGGTTGCCTGGGACTCTTGAAGATTTCTCTTGACTTTAGGCCGCATCCTCCATAGGCCCACAAACATCCTCGTTGTAGCAAGCGGGAATGGTTGGGTCAATGCCTCGGGCAACCTCCCGAAGAAAATACAACACATTTTCGGCAACTTCACGGGGAAGGCCCAAGTCCATCATTTCACGGACGGTAGCGACCCTCATATCGTTATGAGCATCGGTGTATTCCGCCTTCAAGGCATCGTAGAAGTCGCCCGAAAGAGTCTTGACCTTGGCATCAATGTCCGTGAGGACTTCATCGTTGTATCGCATGGGGTGTTCCTTGTTGTTGAGGGGGTTATACTTCAATCTTCCACAATGTCAACAGAATCAATCTCCACCGTCTGAATGTCATCAACCGCTTCATCGTTGATGGTTGCCTTGGTCACTTCAAGCATCTCAAACAGCATCTCGGGATTCTTGACGAGATCGGAATGGTTGATGGAGACTCGGAGGGTCACGGTGACGAGGGCGACGGTCTGCATGTCAGTTCTCCTCGGCATCGGGGCCGAACATCTTGTTGAACTTGACGGGGGTGATACCCGTCATCAGAAACTCCCGCTGCCCCGCATTGAGGGTCGGGAAGGCATCCTGCACATAGGCACCCTTGTCCCATGCCTCAATGCCTTGCTGCAAGGCACCAACGGACAGAGGCAGAACCATCGTGGTTTCGCCCATGAACCCCGTGGCGATGACCTCGCACTTGGTGTTGTTCTTGAGGGGACGGGCAGAGAGGTTGACCATGCGGGGCATATCGTGTTCCTTGGGTCGGAGTATAAGGTACTTGGCCCAAAGGTCAAGCGATAAATGCCGAATAGAACTCAACCATTTCCTGGTGAATCTCACAAGTATGCACTTCAGGCTTGGCAAGAAGGCGATGAATGGCGGCGATGATGTTTTGCATAGACCAAGATTATACCAAGCAACCCCAAGTTGTCAAGTACCTCGATTTCCAGGTACTTAAAATTCATTTTTGTTACGTAACTAAATATTCATTTACATAACTTTTTTTTGCGCAAAAAATAACCCAGGCACCTTATAAGGCACCTGGGCTACTTGGGCAACTTGTGTGACTCACTTCTTCTTGATAAGGTCCAGAAGGGGCTTGACACACTCCAACTTGGCCTCCATAGCCTCGTTGAGCAACTTACGGAGGCAGATAGTGGCAACCTCGCCCTCATTGGGCAGTTCGCCATTCTCCAGTTCCATAAGGGCATCCTCGTTCATATCCTTGTCAAGAGGATATACAAGAATCTGGGAACCATCGGCACCGCCGAAAGTATCACCATCATCCAGAACATTGAAAGTCTGGAAGTTCTTGAAAAGGGTCTGGACGGGGAAGGTCTTGCGGGGCATGATTGTCTCCTTGTGATAGTGAGTTTATGCTTCCGTGGAAAATGTCAAGCCACACGGCACTTATTGCTGTGGTCAATCACCATCACCGCATTGTCCACTTCCCACTTGGGACACTCACGGTAGCCACCCATCACCGTGATGGACACACGGTAGTTGAAAGTCTCCGACCAGTAGCAACGGTCATTGGCACGGTTCTCGGGTTGCTTGTAGTGTTCCACCATGCCCTTGATGGTGCTTGACACCGAATCCCGCCACTCATTCAGAGGGACAGTCAAACCGCCACTCTGCCGACGAAACTCCAGCCAAGCACGGTAAGTGTCACGGTACTTGTCTGCCCAATCAAAGGCATACAGTGACTTGTCGGCGGATTCAAGGGCAGCTTGAGCGACGGCGGCGATGGACTTCATGGTGGGTTCCTTGTAAGGAGGATTATACTCGCTTCCAGCCACTTGCAAGCCTAAACTTCAACTCCAAGTCCTCACCACTACCCATTTTCCTAATGTCCAATACAGTCGCTAACTTCTTGGCAATAAAGTGCATACGACGGAACTTGAAGATACTTGAAGCATCTGGTTTCTTTATCCAGACAATTCTCTGGTTGCCACTCTTACTAACAATAGTAAGGGACTCCCCAATCCGAAGGTCAGTGACTTTCATGGTGTTCATCGCAAGAGAGCTTAAGCGCACGCCAAGATTTGTCAAGGGACTTCTTTAACTCATCTGACTTATCATCCAATATTACCGTCGCAGATACCAAACTCCGTAAAGCATCTATCAAACGGTCCTTCTGCCCCTTAAGTCGCTTGACTTTGCGGGAATTGTCTATATGGGATTCTAATGATACTGTGTGCTTCATAAGGTTATTCTACACCAGGCATCGAGTAAGTCAAGAATCTTTTTTTTATTTTTTGTGCAAAAATTGTATGGTTACTTATAAATAGGAGTGAGAGGGACAAGGACGGCCATCCCTTCCCGAAACCTGTGTTAGTAGGGATTACCTCTCACCTTTTCTACACAGGAGAATAATATGAATACAGAAGAATTCGTTGCTAAAGCAAAATCAGTCCACGGTGATAAGTATGATTATAGTAAGACCATTTACATTCCAGGTAAGCGAAGTAAAGTTACTATAATCTGCCCAATTCACGGAGAATTTCAACAGAGAACCGATACACATTTAGGTGGTGCTGGTTGTAGAAAATGTGGTTACGAAGAAATATTTAAATCCAGAACTCTAAGTAACGAACAGTTTATCGCTAAAGCAAGAGCAGTTCATGGTGATAAGTACGATTATAGTAAGTCTCAATATATTAAGAGTTATACTAAAGTAATTGTAATTTGTCCAATACACGGAGAATTTAAAATAACACCAAACTCACATACTGATTTTGGTGGGGAATGTCAGAAGTGTGGTCGCTTTAAGAATGCTCGGTCACATAGTTCAACCAAAGAATATTTTATCAATAGAGCAAATAAAATTCATTGTAACAGATACGACTATAGTAAAGTAGATTATCTTAATAGTGAAACCGAAGTAACTATACTTTGTCCCACCCATGGGGAGTTTAGACAGAAACCACACGGTCACTTAAAGGGGTATGGATGTCAAAAATGTAGTATGTCAAAGGGCGAGTTAACTATAAAAAGATTCCTTGAAGAGAAACTAATTGATTATACACCACAGAAAACTTTCGATGATTGTAGAGGTAAAAAGAATAGATTACCTTTTGATTTTTATTTACCTAAGTATAATCTTTGTGTTGAGTATCAAGGTGAACAACATTTTAGAGAATCGCTACATTGGAGTCATCATAAATTAATTGATACCCAACGAACTGACTCTATCAAAAAGAATTATTGTGCGGAAAATGGCATAGGGTATCTTGCGATACCCTACACCGAAGATCCTATTCGGCTACTTCAAGAAGTCCTTGCAAAAGATATTCAACAACAGGCACTACCCAAGTGTTGCCAAGTCGCTTGATTCTCTGACTCTCCGAAACTCCCTTGGTGTAGTCAATCGGGAAACCCATTGCAACCTCTATTTCATTGGAGGTAAACTTCCGCTTGACACCATTGACCACTGGCATGAAGTTATGTTCAAAGGAACTGCAAGTCACTGTAGGCATCTTGCCAAAGTAAGACTTGACTCCCCCATCAAAGAATCCTCTTGGGTAGCACCAAATCCCCCCGTATTCCCCGATGATTGACTTGAGCATGATGCCCTTGTCGGCTGGGACTCCACGGTTTGGGATGTTGCTCCAGTATAGGCGGTCACGACGGACGGCACTCAAGAGGTTGGCGGGAACGAAGATGGGTTCAACCCCAACCGCTTGAGAAATTGCTTGCTTGTATTCCTCTCGCATCCCCTTGTTGTTCTCCATGAAATGCCAGTGAGGCTTACCCTCGTTCAAGAGTCTGATGTATTCCCAAAAGAGTTTTGACCGTTCTCCATTCAACCCAACCTTGCCGTTTCCATTAGAACCCCTTGAGAGGTCTTGACAAGGCGACCCACAAAGAATCAAATCGTATTGTCCTTCGCTAATGTGCAACTTGGTCACATCACCAACTTGGATGGTATTGGGAAAGTTGCTTTGAGTGACCTTGATAGCATTAGGTTCAATTTCAGAGGCAGTATATGATTCCACGGGAATCCCAAGGTTGCGGAGAGCAACTTGCCCCGCACTAATTCCATCAAATAGCGAAAGGACTCGTAAAGGTTTCATAATGGGATTATATGCCGCTTGAAGGTTCTGTCAATCAGAAGTGGAAGGTGCCACCATCGGGCAGCACCACGAAGCGAGTATCCGAAGGAACATCGCCCATCTCGCGGGCATCAAACAAGGCACTCTCAAGGTTCTCCGCATCCTTCTTGTCCTTGAACGGCCAGTTGATGCTATCGCAATCCCCCTCGGGATAACGAACCAGCAGAATCCGCTCGGGGGCCAGGTAGAGGGTGCCTTCGTAGTTGATTAAGGTTGTCATGCTCGGAGTATACCAAGTGCCTTTCAAGTGTCAAGTGACAAAAATTGTCATTTCCGCGCAAAAATTCACCCAGGAACCTTTAAGGCACCTGGGTTACTTGGTCAGTCCATGAACCACTTACGGTCCAAAGCATCCTGCTTCTTCTTGTCAGTGGTGAAGGTGCTGGGAATGGGGACCAAGGTTTCGGTCATGCCACCAGATGGCTTGCCCATCACGGTTGCAAACTTGATTGCTTGCTTCTTGTTGGTGGCAAGCACACAGTTGTATCCGCCACCCTTCCATTCAAAGTACCAGAGTTTCATACGGGTATCACCTTGTATTTCTTGCCGTCATTGCCCTTGTTGAGCCTTTCAGCAACTTCAAGTGCCTTCTGCTCCGTAAGGTGCTTGCTGACGAAGCGAGGGCGGTATTGCGGCCCATTGTCCACAACTACCTCGTGGGTGCATCGGGCCGCTTGGAACTTCCGTTGTAGCCAAGTACCCATTAGACTTTCCCTTCCGACTTGGCGAGGTTCATCATTCGCTTCCAGAGCATCGGAAGCTGCTCGGGTTCCTCCACGAAGAACTGGTCGGCCTCGGTGGCGATGCTGTCCCCGAAAGCCAGAGCGGCATCGTGACCCAGCACGGACTTGATGTTGCGAAGGTGCTTGGCATACTCGTCGTGAGTCATGTCGCTTGAGCCGATGGAGAGGATGGAGTGCTTGAGGATGTTCATGGGTAGATTATACCTAGAGGGGGTTTGGTGTCAAGAGGGACTAGCGGGTGTATTCCCGCAAGTCCTCGTTGTCATCCTCATCAGCAATCTCAGCGAGTCGCCGCTTGAGAGAGGTTTTCTTGCCGTGATTGATCTTGTCGGACTTGTCACCCCAGTTGGATTTCTTGTGGTTGCTCCGCTTGGGGCGGGTCACTACATCCTTGTCATCGTCGTTCATTTGGTTTCCTTGGGTCGTATTATATGGGTGTTAGGGAAATGTCAAGTGCCTAGTGTGACCAAGGGGACTTGAGTTCCCCGTCAATCATCACCTTGATGGTCTGGAGGTCATGCTCGTCAAGGATGACCACGGGAGCGAAGTCATCATTGACATAGACCTCGGTGCCGTTCTCGCACTTGACACGGAACACACGGTATCCGTTGTAAGTATAGACCCCGAAGATGGTTCCAGGGATCTTGATGTGGTTGCTCATAGTGGATAGTATATAGATTCCAGGTCGCTTGTCAAGTGTGTCGTTTTGATCGAGTCATTATGACCAATTCCGCGCGAAATTTCACCTAGGTACTTAATGTCGTCCACTAGTTCCCACTCGTGTCATTGGACTGTGTTTCAGCCCCACACTGTTTTTTCTTTATTCTTCTTCTGTACAAAACGAAAAAGGATCTTCCGTATCATCATCAACATGTTCCCATTCGTAGGAATCAACGGCAACTCCAAACTCGTCCTCAAGCATGTCACCACCATTCATTTCTATCTCGGCAACATCGGTGCCGTCTTCAATGTCTAGGGTCACTGAGGTCGGAAGTTCCTCGGATTCCTCTGACCACTCGATTGAATAAAATCTAACTAACATATATGTCCTTTCAGTTTAGACTCGGTTCCTCAATCTTGCCTGGCAAGTCAAGGGTGAACTGGTTGAAGTCATCAGCAACCTCAATCTCGTGCTGCATCGGGATGCCTCCCTCTTGCTGGACCACGATGGCGATCTGATTCGCCTCCTTCTGGTCACGGCAAGCGAACACAATGGGCGGGTAGCCAAGGCGAATGGCGAAAAGCTCGATGATTTTCATATGGGTATTATATGGCCCTTCAATCCTTTTTCAACTGGTAAATCTCATAGCCACTCCCCTTGTGAATCAGCGGAAGGGCGGGTGGGTGGTAGCCTTGGTAGGTGCCTCGCTTCGTGATGCCATTCAAGTCCTTCTTGTCGCTACGGATGCTGATGAAGGCACTCATGCTCGGAGCAAGCCAATGCTCAATCGTGTCAAGCACCTTCTGCCGCTCCAAATCATCGGGAATCGTGTTGAGGACGAAATTGCAAGTGATAACATCAAACTCGTTGGGGCTGAAATCATCACACTTGAAGTAGAAGGGGTCGTACTTCTGGAAACCCAGAGTGTCCGCATCAAACCCCTTGCCACATCCGTAGTCAAGGCACTTGTTGCGAGGAACACCGTCAAAGAATCCCTCACCATCCATCCACTTCATAGGAGCGGAAAGGGACTTGCGGCTCATGGCAGTCAGATGGGACTTGTTCATGCTCGGGAGTATATGAATCGGGGAATGGTTGTCAAGGCCCCAGGTCGCCTAAAGGTTCCTTGACTAATTTTTGCGCGGAATTTCACATAAACCCTTGTGGGGCAAGGACTTAATCGAGCCGCCTGGTGCTACTTGATTTCCTCTTGACAAACGAAGAACCCCAGACCAAACGGCCTGGGGTTGCTTCTGGCAACTTGTCGCTTGACTTAGACCCCCGCAAGCTCCGCGATCTGGTGGGTCATCGCTTCCTTCAAGTCGTTGCCACCACCGAAGTTAGCAGACTCAAAGCGAGCGGCACCTTCATCCTTGCCGTTCACCTTGCGAGTGCCAGCGAAGTAGTCCACATACTCCACTCCCGTCTGGAAAAGTCCCCAAGCAGTCCCCGCCGCAGCGGCAGTCTGGTTGGTGGGCGAGCGAAGGAGCATTTCAAGCTGGGTCCGCTTTTCGGCACGGCGAGCCTCAGTCCGCTTGCTCATCTCGTTGAGGGTTTCCTTCTCATCCTTGCCGCCCCCGCTCACGATGAAGGAGAAGAACTCGTCCTTCATTGCGGAAGTAGCGGGGATTTCCGCAAGTGCCTTGTGCATCTCACGGGAAAACTTGTTGACTTCCACGGCAGAGGCGAAGGCATCTACGGCCTGTGCAACCATCTGCTTCATGTTGCGAGTGTGCTTGATGCTGTATCCACTCTTGAGGTTCTGCTTGCCTTCCTTCGCTTCCACACCCTTACGGGCGACCATGGCGGCTCGCATGGTGTTCTGGCAAACAATCCTCACCATCGTCGGGAAGATGCAGAGGGCGGAACTGCCATCGTGCGAGGTGGTGATGAGAAGATATTGCTTGATCGCATCACCCTTGACATCGTAAGAGAGGTCGGGGATGTTGGCGAGAATCCAGACCCGCGAGCCATTACCAAGCCCACCCGCAACCTCGTAGGTCATGCCAGTATCACCCGCAATCTGGTCCATCACTTCCACCATTTCCTGGTTCTGGAAGATGTTGTATTTTTCGCTTGCAAGTCCAAGAATGGCACCAGTATCAGATCGGTAGATGCCACGAACACCGTCAACCTCCATCGGAGTCGCGGTGTCCGCGAGGGGGCGACCCATCACGGGCTGGTCGGTGGCGGCATCCCAACCGACCGCCTTCTCCGCACCTTCAATGCGAACATTGCCGAAGATGGGGCAGGAAAGCACATCCCAATCCAACTGGGCGAGCTTGAGCATCTCGCGGCCCTTGATGGGTTCGGTGAAAACGATACCTTGACGATGCCATGGCATCTCACGGTAGCTGGCGATCATAGCAGACTGATTCCGACCGATTGCGAGGTTCGCGGCCATGGGGATGACTCCTTGCGGGGGGTTGTATCCCGCTTGTGAGGGAGATTATATAGGGAAGTGCCTTCTTGTCAATAGTCCATCTGGCTTCTTGTAACTTCATGCCAGGTCGCTACTTACGCCAATCGAGTAACTCTAGTCACTGTAAGGAGTTAGGTGAGTTTTCGCGCAAAAATTTGCAAGGAACCTTTCGGCCCCTCGCAAACTTTCGCTTGACTTCCTGATTAGACCTTGCGGACGAATCCGCTAGTGTCTTTCTTCGCTGGCCCCTTCGCCCTGAGTGCGACGATGACACCTTTCGGGTCAAGGAACCGCAAGTCGGTTTCATCCCCGTCAATCACCGTCCAATCCTTGCCACCGATTGAATAGGTAGCGGGGAGGGGCTTGCCCTTGCGAGTGCTGAACACAACCGCAACATTCATTCCATTGTTGAGAGCAACACAAGCCTGGGCATCGTTGTTTTCGGCAAGCGAGAAAGTCAAGGAATAGTTGCTAGGCAGAGCCTTGCGGTTTGCTAGTTTGCTATAGTCGTAGAAAGTGACGGTGGGAAAGTGTTCCATGATGGACTTGCCATCCACCAGCACCCGCTCCCACACAATGTCGCTTGTGCCGTTGAGCCTGACCGTGGGGACCGCACCCTTCCGATTGGCCTTGACAACAAACTTGCTAATCTCACCGATCAGACGGCGAGCGAAAGCAACCTTGTCGGCCACATATTCCCTTGACTTCCGCTTGCGGGCAATCTGGACAGTGTTTGTGCCAGTCTTAGGGTCAATCATCCCCCCATGTCCAGAGAGATTGAGACACATAGCACGGCAACCAGCAGTTGAGGCGGGGCAGAGGTTCACACCAGTTTCCGCAACATCAGCGGGGGCAAGGTGCAGAATGGCAGTCAAGTAGCCTAACTTGTTGCCCTTCATCACTTTGGGATTGGAGTCAATGCTGAGTAGTGGTTTGTTCATGCCAGGATTATACACGGTTTCTGATTCTGTCAAGTGTTTGCCTAACTCGATGCCAGGCAATGACTTATAAAGGTTCCTTGACTATTTTTTGCGCGAAAATTTTCCTAAACCCTTATCAGTAAATGACTTATGCTAACGATAAAGATTCTCATTATCACCTGGCCTGTTGCTATTGAGTTCTCATTATCAACAACAAGTAGCCAAGTCGCTTCTAAGCCCCTAGAAGGCATCTGAGTTTATAAGTCAAGTGCTTGCAATGAGTTCCCCGCCTGGTATAATGGGGTCTGTTGGCACTTGTAGGGGCTTGTGGTTCAAGCACTTACACCAACCATGTCACTTTGACACACTTCTAGGTCATTTTGGGGTAGTCAGCACGGACCTATAAGTTGCCCCTAGGGCCTAAAGTGACCCTAGGGGACTTTCAAGGGGCTTGAGGGGACTTGAAGTGGCTCAGATGAAGGGGAGATGTGGCCCATCCACTTTGGTAAGGACATTTGATGCCCATTTACAAATTGCTTCATTTCGGAGGTCAAAGTTGCCATTATCGTGATTATCTTTCAGTTGCTTGAGGAAGCCACGGACCAGGCGACCTTTCGCTTGTACAAGTGTTCTGTGATCGTCACACATAGCACCGCCAAGGACAGAGATTGCTTCCTCTGAATTGGAACTAACAAATCGAGAAAGTCTTTCCTTAATGTCATTAATTTCTTCAACTTCCCGCTCAGTAAGAATAGGATATTTGAGTGGCATGGGTTGTCTCCTAGGTTTCTTAATGGGATTATACGGAAAAATATGGACTGTCAAGATAAATGTCATAATGAACCACATATGAGTCATATTGACACGATTTGAATTATGGTATGTATTAATGGGAGGTAAAAATCGGAACCTTTATATCGCTTGACAAGTTTCGGAAATATGATAAAATGAGCAAAAATATCTCTGAAGGATTTTTATGGTCTTTACAAAGATGACACTTTTTAAGGGGTGTTTTTTATCTATGACAAATTTTGCTATTGATTTGTATAAATAAGAGGGTATGCTTAAGAAACTAACATTAGAAGAATTTATTACTAAATCAAAACTTATTCACAAGGATAAGTATGATTATAGTTTGGTTGAGTATGTCAACAGTAGAACTAAAGTTACTATAGTTTGTCCGTCATGTGGAGAATTCGAGCAACTTCCTAACAATCATCTTTATGGTTATGGTTGTAAAAAGTGTTCCCTCTTAAGTAATACAAATGACTTCATTAGTAAAGCAAAGTCAATTCACGGTGATAGATATGATTATTCAAGAGTTGATTATAGACACAACAGAAAAGCAATAGTTATTATTTGCCCCAAACACGGAGAGTTCCTTAAGACACCACACGATCACTTAAATGGTAGAGGTTGTCCAAAATGTAGAATGTCTTTTGGTGAGACTTTGATTAAAGTCTATCTAGATAACAGAAAAATTAACTATACCCAAGAGAAAACATATGATGCTTGTGTGAGTATTAAAGGAAGAAAGTTACCTTTTGATTTCTTTTTAAGTGACTTAAATATACTTATAGAGTATGATGGGGAGCATCATAATAGACCATTGTTTGGAAATGTAGAAAAATTTGAAAAGCAAATAGAAAATGATGTTATTAAAACTAACTATTGTTTAGAGAATAACATTCCACTAATAAGAATTAATAGTAGAGTTAAAGACCCTATTAAGTTACTTGAAGCAACTCTACAAAACAAAATCACCCAAGCATAAAGCCTGGGTGATTCCTAGTCAACAGTCTAGGTCAATTCAACTTGGGGACACCATTCATCCCCTTACCAGTTACTTGAAGTATCGCTTGCACCGTTCAGCGAACTTCGGAATCATCGCACTAACCTGGCGAGGCATCTTGGTGGTGATAACCTCCACACCATCGTTCTCCGCAGCGGCGAGGCGACCCACCGCAATCTTGAGGCCGATTTCCTTCTTGAAAGGATCGAGGTTCTTGTGGGCGAGACTCCAGCCGATGGCGAACTTCATGTCGGGACGGGTGGACTTGGTGGCGATGATGATGCCAATCGGCTGCCCCTTGGAGTTGCGAACATAGGTGCGAATGTCGGTCATAGCGGTCATAGAAAGTTTCCTTGAGTTTCTTGGGTGGCTTTGAGGTTCCTAGGGTCGCTCAGAGGCGAACGACCCAAGTGCCCTTGATGAAGTCCTTGGCGGGGGCGAGGCCACCATAGGAGCGAGCGAAGTGATTCGCATCGCGCTCCTTGCCGAAGTGGAAGTCGCTGTACAGAGTGCGACCTTCGTAGGAGTTGAAGAGGGGCTTGAGGGTCTGAGTGACCTGGGCCTGGGGAGCGGAGAGGAACATGTCATTGAGCTTGCTGTCGTACATCTGGTTCTCCTTGATCGGAGTGGTGTCATGGGACTGTGTTTCAGCCCCACACGGGAAGTAGCTTGAAGGTGCTACCGTTACCTTTGTGAGTGAGATTATAGCGACTTCGAGTTGCTTGTCAAGCGGGAGTGTAAGCATCCTTGATGTCATCAATGTTGGCCTTGAGGTAATTGACAAGGAACTGAAGTGGCTTGGAGTCACTTGAAACCATTTCAAGGCCCTTGATGATGTTGTCAAGTTCGGGATAGACACCCTTGTAGGGATCGGTGTGGGCGATTTCGGTTGACTTGGGGGGAACTTCGGGGGCATCCTTGAGTAAATCCTTGAGTGTCAAGGGGCTACAAGGGGACTTGCCAGGAATGCCATGAGCATATAGGGTGGCGATTCGGACACCTTCGGTCCAGCAATCATCCTCATCGTCGCCATCGCAAGAGACTTCCAAGGCACCAGGGGCATAGAAGTTGGCGACTACCAGCACAGCCTTGACATAGCGATCATAGGGCTTGCGAGCGGTCTTGCAGAAGTTGAAGCCATTTCCGTTCTTTTCCAGACGGAAGGTTTCGTGGTCCTCATCCTTCATGCCATCACCGTTGAAGATGATGTCGGTGTTGTCAATGCAGGGGCGACCAGTACCGTCGCCACCCTTGACTTGCTTCAAGCGGTTGAACATCGGGATGCAAGCGGCACGAATGTCGCCCCATTCCTGAGTGGTGAAGGCACGGTTCTGAGTCCAATAATTTGTATAACCCATGGGGTGTTTTCTCCTAGGTGCTGGGGTGATGAGTGGGATTATATGGATATTCTTGGAGTGTCAAGAGACTTCAAGTGTCTTGATGGTCCATTCGTACTTCCATTCTGGAGTGAACTTGGTACGATTCTTGGCAATCCACATTCTTGCCTTGACTTTGGTAGAGAATGCTTTAAGTAGCGTAGGTTCCCCAAAGGAACCCCCGCCACCTAGGCCACCATCATCGTCCAGGTAGCTCTGATAAACCAGATGGACACTAGGCATTGTCTCGCTCCTTCTGGAACTTGTCAGTCCAGTAATACCAAATGAAGTAGGCTTCATTGAGGAGTGGGGACTTGGTAACATTGAAGTACCAATCAGTGACCCACTGAAAGATGAAGATACCGAGGATGTAGAGGATGCAGACAAGAGTGCCGAGAGCAGAGAGGTCCATATGGTTCCTTAAAGGATCTTGAAGAGGTAGGTGTTCCCGAGAGTTGAAACGATTCTGGTATTTCCATCAGCGAGTTTCTTCTTGAACTTACACTGGAATACCATGTCTTGGAACTCATAGGTAGTATGTTCAGATACCGTGAGGAAGTCTGATGTACCTACGAGGTCTTGCACTTCCTCGTTGTCGGTGGAGAGGAGAGTGGCTTTCATGTTCAAGCCTTTGGGGTCCAACCCGCAGGCTTGACATAGAAGCGACCCTTGATTTCAGCGGGGACACGGATCTTGCTGGGCTGATGGGCATAGAAAGCGATGTGCTTGCCATCAGTCAAGAGTTTGTAGAGGGGCTTGGTGATGCGAGCCGCAGAAGCAGTCGCAACATCCAGACGGGTATGGACAATGAACTTGTTGTCCTTGTTGACGATGACAAGCTGGCGGCGGTAGGGGAAGGTCATGGTAGTCTCCTTGGGTGATGGGAAGATTATATCTGATATTCTTGGACAGTCAAGTGGCTAGATTTGCCCATTGACAAGGGCGAGGTTGCCCGTATGGATCGGCTTGTGGGTTGCAAGGTACTTCTCCATTTCATCCTTCTTCTCCTTGAAGAAAGTCTTGGCATCCTTGCCAGTGGGGCGCTCATCACAGTACCAAGCCCAAAATTCCTCATATCCATCTTGTGCATCGCCACCATTGGCAACTGCCCACTTATTCGCATCCTCTCCAAACTGGCGGTGAAGGGATAAGTCCTTGAACTCAAGGTCCACCATCCCACCATCACCACGATCCACAATCTTACCAACCCGAGTGCCACGGAAGGTCACGGTGGAGGCGAAGTAATAACCCTCCATCATCATCGGACCCCGCTTCATCGGACCAACTGCCCAATCCTTCATAATGGGATCAACGGGAGCCATAGTATCTTCCTTGACCTTGGACCAAGCCAGAACTTCCTCTGGAGTAGCCTTGACCACCTTGGTACAGTGGGTAGTACCCTTCCACTTCTCACCCTTGTCAATCCAGCACACCTTGCCAGTGGCCTCATTGAAACGAGTGATACGAGCCAAAATCACCTCACCATTCTTGAGAGTGACCTTGATGGGATTGTGCTTGTGGCAGGGCAGAGTGAACATGGGGTGTCTCCTTGTGGAATGAGATTATACAGATTTTCTTGGTCTGTCAAGCATCAAGTGACTGAAGTACCTTCAAGTAACCTGAAATGAAACAGTCCCTATCAAGAGACTTGGTTGCATAGGCTTGAAGGTGATTGCCATTCACCTTACCGAAACGGTAGGCAAACTCGATGCCTTGCTCAAAGGCTATCTTGCTAAGTGGCATAAAGGCTCCTTATGGTCCTTGGGTTTCAGTGTCCATCCAGCAAACATGATGGTGCCTTGGGGTGCATCCATACACCCCAAGGACCAGGCAAGCAACTACAAGGAACTTCAAGTTAGCCTCCCATGCCAAGACCATACTTGTTCATGTGCTTCTTGAGGACACCCTTGGGGTTGCCGTCCTCATCGGTGCAACCTTCGGGATAGGACTCACCACCACCGTCAGTGACCTCACCATTAACTGCGGTGGCGACACCATAGAAGGACATGCCGCACTCATTGTAAGCCAACTCAGCGGTGAGGTTGGGGAACTTGGCGGCGAAGGACTTGAACCAAGCAATGGGCGGTGCCCACGGAGAATCAAACCAAATCTGAACAGACTTGGGATTGATTTGGACATTGGCATCACTAACCTCCCACTTTACACCATAGTTCTCACTATACCAATCATACCAAGTGGGGATACCCTTGGTAGCACACTCAGCCCGCTCCTTGTCACCCAAATCACCACGAAACAGATTCGCTGGCGGTGGAACAGTCTGTCCATAAGCGAAAGGAACAACATTCCCCTCTCCATCCTTGGTGTTGAGAGTTGCCTTGAAGGCATCAAGTGCCTTCTTGGGTCCAGTAACCTTGAGACAGTTTGAGCACCAGTTTGGCATACATCCTCCTGTGGGTTTGGGTGATGTCCAAGATTATATCCACTCCATAAAAAAGTCAACCCCCAGGTTTCCCTAGGGGTTGCTGTTACTTTTCGCTTGACATCGAGTAACGGATGTTCCAGTATACCTTGATAGGTTCTTCTACTCTAGGTAGATAGATGGGCGGCAGACGCTACCTCGCACGGTGGCTACCATCGAACCACTTTAGGCACTCAAGCTATCAATCAGCCTTCGCAACAGTATCCGCAGCCATGGTCTTGACTTCCGCCTTGGTCACGCTACCCTTGGGGCGACCAACGGGATTGCCAGTTGGCTTGTTCTTCTTGTGAGCAGCAAGAGCATCAGCAATCACTGTCTCTCCACGAGCCTTCTCAGCATCAAGAGCAACCTGAAGCTCCTTGGGGAAACGCCCACGCCCAACCCAGTTCTTCTCAGTACCATCAACTGCCTTAAAGGCAAATGCACGAGCAACGAAATTGCCCTTTCCATTCTTCTCAGTCATAATATTCTCCTTGAGGACTTGCCTCTGTTAATGAAATGTATTATATTCACTTTTAAACCAATGTCAATCATTAATTCATGCAACCACAACCTTCGCCTTAAGTGCCTTCGCAGCAGCACTTTGCACCTGACGATCCTTCCAGATTGCCAAGTCCAGAGCAGCAGGCGACTGACCACCCCAGATGCACTCCATCAAAAAAGCCACTTCCAGCTTACCATAGAGGGGCTGGCTGGGGGTAGCCTTGGGTGCCTTCCAGCCCCTTGAACGCATCCAACCAAGGATGTGAGTGTCCAGCACGGCGATGTGCTGGTTGGGACGAGAGTGGAGGGCGAAAAACCTGGAGGACTTTGGACCTAGACCTTCAATCTGCTCCAGTTCCGCAAGGGTGCAAGTGCGGAGGTCCAGCCCCGACTTGGCAAGGTTCATCCATGCCTTGCCGATACGACGGTACTGACCGATCTTGCTCTGCATCAGAACTTCCATGAAGTTGCCTTGAGCAACCAGGCGGTTGATGCGGTCAAAGGGCAGTTCGTTATGCGGGGCGAGGAAGATATCAAGCTTCCGTGACTGCATCTCACTGGACTTGCCAGCAACCGCAACCACAAACAAGATAAACTCCTGCAACTCGTATTCAGTCCGCTGGAAGTTCGTGATGTTCCTTGGCTCGATGGTCATGGGGAACTCCTTGGCTGGGGTGACGGGAGTGATTATATAGGGTATTTCAAAATGTCAATCAAAAATATTTCCCAAAGGTGGTATAATTTACTTATAAATACACCCAATAGGACAATCAATATGCCAAAACAGAGATTAACACAAGAAAAATTCATTTTAAAATGTCAAGAAGTTCACGGAGACTTATATGATTTAAGTCAAATAATTTATATTACTAGTAAAATTAAAGTAACCCCCATTTGCAAAATTCACGGAAAATGGTTAGCAAGACCAGATCAATTCTTAATTGGAAGTGGGTGTCCCATTTGTAGTCAATTAATTGGTAATAAAAAAAACCAATTAACACAATCAATGTATATTAAGAAATGCCAAGAAGTTCACGGAGACTTATATGATTTAAGTCAAATAATCTATAACGGTGGGAGACAAAAAATAACCCCAATATGTTATCAACACGGTAAATGGGAAACACAAGCAAGGGGATTTATGTCTGGAAAAGGATGTCCTCACTGTAGAAATAGTAAAAAAGTTTTATTAATAAAAAAAATATTAAATTTAATGAACATTAAATTTACACCAGAGAAAAGATTCGATGACTGTAGGAGAAAACTAGCATTACCGTTTGATTTTTACTTACCAGAATATAAGGTGGCAATAGAATATGATGGAGAACAACATTATTATCCCGCAAAGTTGTGGTTTGGAGATGAAGAAAAAGCATTATCTAGACTTAAATACATTCAAGAGAATGACTTAATAAAAACTAACTATTGCCTTGACAAAAATATTAAACTTTATAGAATAAAATACACACAAAGCGAGGAGGAAATATTGTCCCTCCTCGCTGATTTAATTAAGTCATCCCGACAGGATGTGCCCCATTCCAATTAGTATCCAAGTCGCTTATAAGATCCTCAAGCGACTCAATCTCGTCACCAAAATCCACATCATCCCCATTGAGAAGATTGTTCTTGGTGCGAATATCCTTTACAATACTCTCAAGTCGCTTGATGATTACCGCTTCGTCCATATACCCTCCTTAAACTCATAAGCACCAACAAGTTGCGGCATCTGGTCAGTCGGCTCAACAATAGTCCACATACGATCTAACTCTGCCGAACTCACTGGATGCGACTTGAAGGTGCGGTTAAGCTCCGTGATCGCCTCAGTACGACTATGTGCAGCCACATAGCACTTCGAGGTGACTTCAAAATCCTCTAAACCAATCCACTTCCAAAACTTCAGACGAGCATCCGTCTGAGGACCAACCTCAACCACTTGAGGAACCTTGGGAGCATCAAGCGACTTCTGTGCCTTGAAGGCAATATAGTCTGGATGGTTACTCACCCACTTAGGCGGCTTGCCACGCGAACCAGAAGTCCAGTAAGTGCCATCGAAATTCTTGAGGGTGAGCGTGTCAGTCATTTGGAACTCCTTGGTTTGGAAAGGTAATTATATCTCTGATGAATCAGAAGTCAAGTAAATCTGACAATTTTAAAGATGATACTTTAACTACGTCCCTTAAAGCGACTTAGATAAGCACCATAGGCAATCCCCGAAGGGTCTTTAGGACACACATACTTCTTCCATTCCTCATAGGTAAGAGGAGGGAGGTCCATATGGTGCCTTAAAGAACCTTTACCTACTCTGATGAACTTCTTCTGACGAGACTTGACACTACCAAGTCCCACAGTAGAGTCAATAGTGGAGAAGCAGCCCATGCGACTCACGACACCACCTCCCACACCGCAGCACCACCACGACCAATCTTGATCAACTTGCCGTACTTCTCAAGTTCCTTCAAGTGGCGTTCGAATCGACCTACAGCAGCCGAATCATCGGAAGGGATCAAGGTGCCCAAGTCACCAAAAGCAATTCGCTTCTTTGAAGTAGCAAGAGCCATGATATCTGCAAGCTCCTTGGGCTTCTTAGCTTGGGGAGAATTGCGGTTGTTGGCTTCATTAATGGACTTGGCTTCTACGGGGTTCTCAAAGTCCCAGCCATCGTGTTCAAGGGTAAGGATCAACTCACCGCAAGCGCCGAAGCGGTTCTTATCCATCTTGAGTATACGAGTCTTAGTGTTCCCGAAAGTCTCTTCGTCACCCCGCTCAATGTCAATCACAGTATCACAAAGATGCTCAAGGTCACTTGAACCCTTCGAATTCCCATCCTTGGTCTGGTGCAGCACGACGAGCAAAGCAGTCTGGGAAGCCTTGGCAGCATCCTTAAGGATCTTCATCTTAGCCCCATCGGACATGTACTCATCACTCTTAAGGAGCGAGAAGGAGTCCAAAACAACTGCCTTATAATCTGGAAGGAGCTTGACAAACCCCTCAAGTGACAGTTCAGCATCATCACCAATAACCCCAATATTCTGATCCACACCAATACGCTTCGCAGTCTTCTTCAACTGGAACGAAGGCTCCTCAAAGGACACATAGAGTACAGAGACATGAGGGTTGGTCTTAATGACACCATTAAGTACCTGAAGGAGCAGAGTGGTCTTACCCGTGCCACGAGAGGCACTTACAGTAGTAACCTGACCAGGATGCATCCCTTCACCATTAATGAAGTTATCCAGAACGGGGATACCGCAGCTAATGCTCTCGTTCATCCACTCAGGAACTTCGATGGCATTGAGGGACTGTACGGCAATGGGCATGGTTGACCTCCAGGGTATGGAGGGGGATTATACACACCCCAGAAAAGAATCAAGGGGCAGCTTGAGGCTACCCCTTGGAATCTTTTTTTATTTACTGGACTTACATGAAGCCAGATGGCTTACAGTGACTTACAGTGACTTACGCCACTCTGAGCGACTACAATATGCCCAACCAGTGTCTACGAGCTTAGCAGCCTCTTTGCGGCTAACTCTCTGAATGGATTCCCCACTCTTGACACACACAGTAGCTTTCTGCTTACCGTGCCCCTTATGGTGACTTGGGCGCTTACTAGGATCTTTCGTCTCCTGTGTCATTGGTTTGTTTTTCAAACCCACACTTGAAGCAACTTCAGGTTCCTTTTTCCCCTTTAAGGAACTTGGGTCAATCGACATATCGTTAAGTTTAGGTTTGGTAGCCATTTAGGACTCCATGATGCTTTCGTATTCGTTCTTAATGTTGATGTTGTAATACTTTCCAGCACTACCACCATTCTTAATCTCTTCGATCCACTCATTGATTATTCCTTCTGGAACATCGGAGTAGCAAGCATAGTTGCCATCCTTGAAGTGAACTTCAAGGGAATTCTCACCAAGTGCCTCTTCGTAGCTCCACCAGCGAATGGTTTCAATAAAGGAGCTATTAGGAACTGAGAAGTTGATATAGGTTACATCATCGTCCTCTTCCTCTTCTGCATGCTCAAATAAAGATGATGTTCCGTGGCAGCTACCATAAGGGCAACATGGCTTCTTAGTTTCTTCACCATACCCAACATCCTTATAACCACCATCACCTTCTAGAACATTTTCTAAAGGTCCATTATGCTCCAAGAGCATCTCATCATCAACAAGTAGCTGGAAGCTACGATCAACTTCAAGGGACATTGATCCCCTACTGGTCCTTATAGTGACTTTCATTCTTTTTCTCCTTTGGTTTCTGTAATTTCTTCAATAAAAGCGAATTGGAAGTTATCTAGATTAGAGACGAAAATTAAATCTGATGACTTGTTTTTAAATCTGAAGCTTTCCTTGGCATCTCTACGTATACCAAGTTCCGTCAAGACACTTTGGGCTAACTGGAGGTCTTCGCCAATTTCCAATCGATGTACCATTCTATCTCTAAAGTTCAATACAACATTATACATATCTTAAATCCTCCAGTTAGCCCAAATTTAAATCTGACACTTTATCCGAGCATCTCGATGAATGGAGCGACAGCTTCCATCATCACATCCTGCGGGGTGAACTCCTTGGCAGCGAGAACAGCCTTCAAGACGGCAGGGCTGAATCCCGAGACGAGAGCAACATCCTTCTCCGTCGAAACGGTTGGGAAGTTACCATGAGCACCGTTAAGGTTCCAGTAGACAATCCGTGGGAGCTTGTATCCAGCTTCCTTAAAGGCAGCTTCCATACTCTTGTGCATGGTCTTTGGACGTCCACCGTCATACTGACCAGAGTGTGGGTTCCATTGCATGTCCGAGAGGACGAGCAAGTGGGTTGGCATCTCTTCTGGCTTTGCCTTGTTCTTCTTGGCATCGGCCAAGATAGAAGTGAAGACGGCTTCGAAGTTCGTGCTACCACCGTACCAAGGCATACGCTCGACGGCTCCGAAAAGCTCACGAACATCCTTGGTGTTTGGCAAATTGATCAAGGAGCAATCAGTTGAGAATGCAACCACCTTGTTGTGGAATGGTCCCTGGATCTGCTGAGCAAGGTACACAGACAACGAAACTGCGATATCAATACACTGAACCTTACCAGAGGCAGGGCAGCACATCGAACCAGAAACGTCAGGGATCGCAAGAATGTTACCCTTGATGTCCATCTTTGGAAGGTTATCCCAATACTTGGAAGCAGAATCACTCTGACCACCGTACTTGTGGGCACGGTACACATCGTGAGGGAACAATGCCTTGGTGTTAACCTTGGTGTCCTTGTCGCCAATGAATGCCGTGTAACGAGCCTCGTCATTCTTCTTAAAGGCTCCAGCATAACGAGCACCAGCAACAGATGGCAACTTGTCATACTCAATCTCGTCCCACTTCTTCTCACACATCTTCGTCTCTACGATAGTACCCTTACGGCCCTTGGAAATGTACTTACGGAACTCAGCTTCATTCTTGAATCCCATGAAGTCACGAAGTACCTTATCAGAACGATCTGCCCACTTGAAGGCAATCGCATTACCAGCCGTAAGCTCCTTGCTCCAGAGCTTGCAAGCTTCCTTCTCAAGATCAGTACCATAGAAAACACGAAGATCGTCGAAACGCCCGATCTTTGGAATTAGTGCAACTACACGATTGGCAAGTGCCTCATCAACTTCTGCAAGGTGCTTCACTATGGTACGGAAAACCTTACGCTCACCAGCGCCACCATGACGAATATCACGTGCCCAAAGAAGGATAGCAGTAGCCACCTTGCTATCAGCAAGATAAGCATCCTCCCAAGTCTTCACAATCCCATCTGGGTTGTTACGAGCAGCACCCACGTTGAAAAAGAAATTCGTGAGGGCGGAACCCGTGGACTTGAGTGCGACGGCGCCGTTGGCGGTTGGTGCGTAGATAGACATGTTTAATTCTCCTTTGTTAATGTGATTGCCTCCCCAGGTTCAAAACAGATTGGTTCTGGGGAGGCAACCACTTCATTAGTTTGTTGGTTGCTGAATCCAATCTTAATCGAAAAAACAGGCTCGCTTTTTTACTGTATAATAGTAGTTAAATTGCTGTACGGAGCCTTAAGTTGTCAGTGATCTGTGTTTCAGATCCACAAGGTATATCACCTTTTTTAAAGATGATAAAAAAGAACTAGAGGGATTTTCAAGGCACTTAAAAGTTCTTTAGCCCCTTGCAGGAGAACTCCAAGCTACCTTCTGGACGCCTCAATCGGGGCACCCCTCTACTGAACCACCTAGTACGACACCTCATACTCACTTATCTCATTTAGGCTTAATTGAAGTACCTTGCGGCGACTTCGCTCTCGTCCTAAACTACCTTAGTGTTTCCACGGCTACTTCGGGAAGGAGGGAACAGGTTAGGGTTCCTTTTCGCCGCTTCGAGACTCGTACAGGACGTTATGTATTTGTAACGTTGCTGTATCTAACCTTCGTCTGTGTATTATATCTTCTTATTCTCTTCTGTCAAGTGTCTTGTCATTAGACTGTTTTTCAGTCTCACAAAGATGATAGTATTATACCATTATCTTTTTAAATTTCAAGTGTCCAAGATTAAGGAGCTTTAGTCTCTGAAAGAAACTGTGGACCATCCCTATCTATACACCTCTCATCAAGCTCTAAATAAAACTGAAGTTTCCGAAGTAATCCAAATAACTGCTTAGGGTTCAATTCGACTCTCTTGCCATCTTTAAAGATGACAACCTTGCCATCATGGCTATACTCAATACCCTTCGCTATCGCTAAAGTATTTTTTAAATCTTTCGGATCATACTGCATAAGTTCCTTATAAGGGACTTCTATAAAATGGTGAATCTCATAAGGTCTGTCGAGGACACGTTAGCCTTACGGCACCCAGAAAAGGTCGGTGATTCTCAAAGTGGTCTGTCTAGGACACGTTAGCCACTTCGGCACCTAAATTGGTAGGGATAGTCGGACTCGAACCGACACTCCATTGCTGGAAGAGGTTTTTAAAACCGCCGCGTCTGCCAGTTCCGCCATACCCCCATGAATCTATTGATTTTTAAAGATGAAGAAAAGGTAGGTGGGGATTTCGCACAAGGGGTAGACCAAACACCACTCCATTACTTAAAGCACATTCACCCTATAGCTACTTTCCCCACCACCAAATGGTACGCCCTAGTGGATTCGAACCACTCTGTGCAGCTTTATAAGAACTGTGCCTAAACCAATCGAGCCAAAGGCGCTTGAAAGGGACTGGTTCTACTTCTATGGCATCTTATGTTCTAATCAACTCACAGTGACTTCAAAGAACTTGTAGCTACTTAAAGCTACTTTGGAAGCGCAGCCAGGATTCGCACCCAGGTCACAAGCTTATGAGGCTCGTATGCTACTGTTACACCACCGCGCATGGTAGGTCGCCTGAGAATCGAACTCAGTTCCATGGATTAAAAGTCCATTGCTTCAGCCATTTAAGCTTGCAACCCATTACCACATCATTATATCCCACTATCTCAACTTGTCAACTACTGGTTGGTCTACCTGGATTCGAACCAGGACGAGGAGATTCAAAGTCTCCTATGCTACCGTTACATCATAGACCAATCACGACCCCCGCCACCCGCCAGGATGGACTTACTAGGGACTTCCCCGCAACCATGGGTTTTATATAGATCACCCACAACTCCTAGTTGGTACTCCTAGAGAGAATCGAACTCTCATCCCAGCCTTGAAAGGGCCGTGTACTAACCACTGTACTATAGGAGCATCCTTGGTGCGCCCTCTGGGATTCGAACCCAGGACCCAGAGATTAAAAGTCTCTTGCTCTACCAACTGAGCTAAAGGCGCATCTTCACTATCTTATCACCACTCCACCAATTGTCAAAGACCAAAACGAAAAAACCCAGGCCACCTAGCCTGGGTTACTATAAAGCAGCTTATGCTACTTCAAGTCACCCAGAGCATCCATTTTCTATTTGTTTTAATAATTGTTTTCTCATCTGTCGTTCCTTCGTCTATTAGTATTTAGTGTCATTGATCTGAGTTCATTCAGATCCACACTAGATATTTATAAGCCTTCGCTCATATTCCTATTATACCACTTCCTATCGCTTTGTCAACCCCTAAGTTTCCTTAAGGAGCTTCAAGGCACTTGAAGGAGCTTTAAGGCACCAAAGGCACCTTAAGTTTCTCTAAGTGGTAGGAAGGAGATTATAGCAACTTCTAAGTCCATGTCAAGGGGGAAACCCTTATAGGGAATTAAAGAAACTTCTTGACAACTTAAAAGCTCCTTATAGTGTCTTGAGCCACTTCAAGCTCCTTAAAGCCACTTCGAGAAGTCAAGAAGTAATTTTATGAAATTCTCCTTGACATTAATTTGGGCTTGTGTCTTAATAAACTGGGCTTAGCCCAAAGTGGCTTTAAGGAGCTTTAAGGAGCTTTAAGGAGCTTTAAGGAGC